ACAGGTGTTTTAAAATTGCATCCTGATTTAAAAAAATTTGAAATCAATCAAGGTAAATCTTACACTACGCATTCTTTGGCTGATTTTATTAGAATGAATCGCCATTATTTCGAATCTAAAGATGTTGCATTAAAATTGGTTTCTGAATTGCAAAATTTTAAAGCTAAAGTAGATAAAGAAATTGAATCTTCAGATGATAAGCGTGCAAATGTGAAAATGTTTATGGTTCAAAAAGTGGTAAGTAATATTCCTACTGAATTTGTTTTACTGTTACCTCTTTTTATTGGTTCCGAAAAAACACCTATTAAAGTTGAAATAGATATTAATGCTCAGGATATTTCTTGCACATTGATTTCACCAGCTTTAAAAGAATTAATTGATACTGAAAGTAAAGCTATAATTGATCAACAATTAAAGCAAATTGAAGAATTATATCCTCAGTTGAAAATGTTTCAAGCTTAATTAACCATTATGAATACCACTATTTTATACAATGAAGATATTGCTAAAGAAGTTGAAACTGCTGTAATGTGTGTTTTCGGGTGCAAGTTGACTGATTTAGTAGGGTTTTTTGATACTGATTATAAGAAAATAGTGGTATTTGTTTTAAGTAAGTTATACGGATTTGATAAAAGGAATATAGCGCAGGCTTATTCAATGAGTTATATGTATGTGCCTACTGTGGTAGATGAAATTGAATTGCGCTATTTGTTAGATGTTAAAATAAGGGAGAAATTAATAGAAATTGTAAAAATAATAGGGTATGAAAGCAGGGCAATGGACGGAAGCAGAATTGAATTTACTGCATAAAGTATATGCTGATTTGGATGAATTTAAATTATCTGATTTGTTTCCTGGTCGCACTTATATGGCAATAAAAAGTAAGGCTAATCTTTTGGGTATAAAAAAGGGTATTGGTAATCATGGTCGTAAACATTGGACCGAAGAAGAAGATATTCAGTTTAAGCAGCTTTATCCTAATACTCCTAGTAAAGAATTGGTTTTGATTTTTAATTGTAGTATTAATTCTATTTATAATAATGCTTTTAAATATGGTTTAAAAAAATCATTGGAATATAAAAAAAGTATGGTTTCTGAAGCTTTTATAGCAGCTGGTAAAAAAACTCTTTTTTCGAATGGTGATGAACCTGTAAATAAAGGGAAAAAAAGAAGTGAATGGATGTCGCTTGAATCTGAGGAAAAATGTAGTAAAACGCAATTTAAAAAAGGGCAAGTACCGCATAATCACCAGCCAATAGGTCACGAAAGGGTTACACGTGATGGTTATACCGAAGTTAAAGTTAGGGATTCTTACGGAATTAATTCTGTAATGAATTTTGAATTAAAACATCGGCTTTTATGGATTGAAAAAAATGGTCCTATTCCTGAAGGTTATTTGGTTGCTTTTAAAGATGAAAATCCAAGTAATATTACAATCGATAATTTGTATCTCTTATCTAAAAAAGATAATCTATTTAAAAATTCTATTTCAGATACTTCTATTTGCAAGCGATTTTTAGGTATTACTGATGAAAATGAAGTTCAGTTTTATATTGATAATTATCCTGAATTGATAGAGTTGAAACGTAGGCAAATTAAATTAACTAGAAAAATTAAAGAATATGCAAAAGCAGATTGATGAGTTAAAACATACTCTAGAAGGTAGAAATTTTATTTACCAGGAAGCAGATCATTTAATGAAAAAAGAATATTTCTGTAAAGGGATCCATAAGCGTAATGAGAAAATTTTAATTATAACAGATAGTAGATCGTTTTTGTTTTATCCTGATGATATTAAATCCTTTTTATCTAAATGTGTTATTTCTGACACAAGTGTTATTAAAACGGTTCCTAAAAAAATAAATCATATGTCGAATGTAATTTGTGAATTATATGAAAATGCTTCTAAGGTTTCAGATGGCTTAATGAAAATGTTTGAAAAAATATCAAATAATAAGCCTACGGAAGAAGAATTAAAACAGGCTAAAGTAGTTTCTGATGTTGCAGGTAAGTTGATTGATATTGAAAAGATTAGGCTAGGTTATATGCATCTAAATACTAAATGATATGCAGCCAAATTTTTATGCTATAATACCTGCTACAGTTCGCTATGATATGGATATAGTTCCTAATGCAAAATTGCTTTATGGAGAAATATCTGCTATGTGTGATAAAGAAGGTTATTGCTGGGCTGAAAACGCATATTTTGCTGATTTGTACAAAGTAAGTAATTCAACAATTTCAAGATGGATTTCTAAACTTGAAAGTAAGGGTTATTTAAGGTCTGAATTAAATAAAATTGAAGGTAATTCTAGGAAGATTTTTATCACAGATTCTGTTAAAAACCTATTGACAAAAAGCGCAAGACCTATTGACGAAAAGCGCAAAAGGGTATTGACAAAAAGCGCAAGACCTATTGACGAAAAGCGCAAATCAATATATGAGAACAATACAATTAACAATACAAGTAGAATAGAGAACAGCGCACTATCTTTTTTTAAAGAAAATTTTACTTCTCAATATGAAACTTTTTTAATGAAATATCAATCGAAAATAAAAGATTTTCAGCATTTCGAAAAAGTACTTGAATTGAAGCTTGAAGAAGAAGAAATAAAATTTGAACAAAGAGTTATTTCTGCAAGGGTTGAAAGGTTTGCAATAAATTATATTAATAATCAATCCGATTCTAAAGTAATTAAAATAACGCCTGAACAACCGCAAAGGCAATTATATCAAGATAAAAAGTTTTAAAATGAATCAAACTAAATCAAATATTATCGAAATAAATAGGGGTTTAATACCACCTCAGGCTGTTGATATAGAAGAAGCGGTTTTGGGTGCTGCAATGGTTGATCATTCGGGTATTGATGATTTAATGATGGTGATAAAAGATCAAAATGTTTTTTATAAAGAACCTCATGTGTTTATTTATGCTGCAATAAAATCTTTATTTGAAAATGGTAGTCCGATAGATTTAATTACTGTTTCTCAAAAATTAAAATCTTTAGGAACATTGGAAGCTGTGGGTGGTGATTTTTATTTAATTTCTTTAACTCAAAAAGTTTCTTCTTCTGCTCATATGGAATACTGGTGCAGAATATTATTGCAAAAATATATAGCTAGACAAATCATAAAATTTAATTCACAAACTACTGCATTAGCTTATTCTGAAGAAACTGATATTTTCGAATTAATGGGGAAATTGCAAATGCAATTTGATGAAATATCTAACATTGGAATCAATGGAAGGAAAGCTAAAAGTTTTAGTGAAAATCTAAAAGATTTATCTCATAGAATTGAACATTTATCTACTCAGCAAGAAAATAATGAATTAGTAGGTATTCCTACAGGTTTTAAACGTGTTGATAGATTTACTGGTGGTTATCATCCGCAGGAATTAATAATATTAGCTGCTCGCCCTGGAATGGGTAAAACTGCTTTGATTTTAAAAACAGCTGTTGCTAATGCTAAAGTAGATAATGCAGTTGGTATTATTTCTTTAGAAATGGCAGCAATGCAATTAACTGCTAGGGTAGTGGCTATAGATACTGACTTTCATTTATCTCAACTAATTAAGACAGGTTTTGATAAACAAAAGTATTTTGAATCTTATTCAAGGCATTCGCATAGAATGGGTAAATATCCGATTTATATCGATGATGCATCTGAATCTGATATTAATTCAATCATTTTAAAAGCACGTTATTGGAAGCGTAAATATGATATTAAAGTATTGATTATTGATTATTTACAGCTTATGAAAGATACTTCAGTTAATGGAAATCGTGAGCAGGAAATAAGTTCTATTTCAAGAAGGTTAAAGATGTTGTCTAAAGAATTGGAAATACCTGTCATTGCTATATCTCAACTATCTAGAGCAGTAGAAACTAGAGCTAGTTCTAAGCGCCCTTTATTGTCTGATTTAAGAGAATCAGGAGCAATAGAACAGGATGCAGATATTATTCAGTTTTTGTATAGGCCTGAATATTATAAGATTGATATCAATGATAATGAAGAATATGAGGATATGGTAAATGATGGTGCTAATACGGAATTTATATTTGCTAAGTATAGAAGCGGTTCGGTTGCTACTACATATTTGAAATGGATAGGAGATAAAACAAAGTTTGTAGATCCTACTGATGATAATGAAAACTTTGAACCTAATCCTGAAGGTTATGAATTAAATAATGAATTACCTAAGCCTTCGCTTAATGAAGCTTTTGGTGATGATAATCCTTTTTAATATGCCGAATAAACCAAAGAAAATAAATAGAAGCTGGATAGTTGAACGCAAACCATTTGAAAGAGAGAACTCTAATAGAGAATTTTATAACAGTTGGTCCTGGAGAAAATTACGTAAAAGTTTTTTAGAAAAGAATCCATTGTGCAAGCATTGTGAAGAAGAAGGTATAATTTCTAAAGCTACTGTAGCTGATCATAAAGTTAGGATTAATGCTGGCGGTGAAGCTTTAAATGAAGATAATTTACAAGCATTATGTGAAATGCATCATAATAAAAAATCTGCTTTAGAGTCTAAAGGGGGTATGGGGTAAAATCACAAAGAATAAGCGATACACCTACAT